ATGAGCTGGCACCTGAAGACCTGCGGGACGAAGAGCGAGGTGTTCGCCGCGATCGACGAGGCCGTCGCGGCGAGCAACGGCATGCCGAAGGCGGTCGGCGACTACCTGAACGACGCGATCGACGCGCTCGACCTGACCGACGGGGCGTCCGACGGCACCGAGCGCTGCCTGGTGATGGTGGAGTCGTCCGGGCACCGCCCGATGTACGCGTCCGGCGAGGAGAAGTGCCTGGTCACCAAGCTGCGGCGAGGACCGCTCAGCCGGCCGACTGCGAGCGACCGCTAGCGCACTTCTCCGCGTGGGCCTCGAGAGCCCGCTGCAGGTCGCCGTGGTCGACGGTCTTCTCGACCTCGATTCTCGGGTCCCCGATCACGACCGGGTGCCCGTTCTTCCGGGCGCTGTCCCAGGCCGCGGCTGCTATTCGCTTGAGCTGCTCGAACTGGGACGGTGGCATCCCGGACTCCACGCGCAGCACGGTCACCTGAGGGTACCGCTCGCCCACGAGCAGCTCGCCGCATCCCTGGCACTCCGCCGCCCACACCTTGGTCCCGTCGTCCCTCTCGCTGAACACCAGGCCGAACTTCGTCTTCATGGTTTCTCCTTTTCGCGGTTGCTGATCTCCGCCGCCACTGCCTCGAATCGGTCCTTCATCTTGGCTTCCGCCGGTTCTGCCGCCGGCGCATACAGGTTCGGGAACAAGCTCGGGAGCAGGTCCACGGGACCGACCTTCCTGAAGTACACCTGGAGCCGCATGTTATCGCCGAGCTCGACGTGGTCCAGCGCCAATCCGTCCGGGAGGACGTACTTCCCAGCTCGGATCGCGTCGTCGAGCGCGTGCCGCAGCGCACCCTCGGCCTCCGCCACAGCCGTAGGGGTGATCTTGCGCCCGACGAAGCTGCCGAGCACGCGCTGGCACACGTCGTCTAGCGCGCGCTGGCGATCGGCGTCCTTTGCTGCGTCGCGCTTCATCCCCGCGCCTCGTTAGTCCGCGTTCTTTCCGGCCGCGAGCTTGTTGAGGCGCTTCACGTCGATCGGCTGCGCGCCGCGCCTCGGGAACGACCGGAGGTTGGTGACGCCGGCGGCGCGCAGGCGCGCCGCGATGGCGCTCGCCGAGTTCCTCTTGATCCCCATGGCGGAGGCGACGTCGGACACCGAGCTCGCGTCCCTCCACACCTTGACGAACTCGTCGTAGTTGACCATCGTCGGTCGCCCCTTCTTCGGCTCGTCGGACATCTCGAAGTCGTCGGCCTTCGAGGTTTCCTCCCGCGCCGAGCTCCCCGTCTTCTTGCTCGCCCTCTTGCTCGTCTTCTTGATCTTCTTCTTCATGGTTTTGACCCTCATCAACGTTTCGTGTTCGACTTTATCTGGTAGTGGAAATTACGTTGAAAGTCAATTCAACCAATCAGAAGAAGGCGAACTGAAGACGTCGCGAGCTGCGGTCGGCGGCGGCTCGGGCCTTCCCGCTGGGCCGCGCTCCACGGCCGTGGCGGCGTCGCTCGGCCGGGCGTCTGCGACACACCTCGGATCCCGCCCTCCGGCCGAACGACGATGCTTGCCTGCGTGCAGGCAAGCATGCTAGTTTGCAGGCACAGACCAAGAGGCGTTGCAATGGCGACGAAGAACGAAAACAACCAGACGTGCCCGATCTGTCTGAAGGCAGACACGATCCGCCGTGTCAGCTGCTCGAACCCCACGTGCACGTTCTCGTTCGTCACGTGCACGAACTGCGACCGCGACCAGGTCGTCACGGCGTTCAGGGCAGACCACGAGAAGGACTGCGTCCACGGCATGGGCGCGCCCGGACCTCGGGCGACCTTCGCCGCGCCGGGCGTCCGCGCCGCTTGACGCGCGCCCGGCGCGCAGCTATCGTGCCCTCGTGACCCGCCGCTCATCCTCGAGTCGCTGAACGCCCCGCCGTGCGCGGGGCCTCGCCTCTTGGTGCGGTAGGTGGTCATGGTGACCACGGCGCTCTCGAAAAGCGTTAGGCGGCAGCATCCGTCCGGGTTCGAGTCCTAACCGCACCGCCGAGGAGCGTAACCCGTCGGTGGCGACGGCGCCGGCTGCTACCCGGTTGGAGCCGCGAGAGCGGCTTGCGGTTCGACTCCGCTGCGCTCCGCGCCTACTTGGCCGAGCGGCGCGACTCGAGCACCTCGCGGGCTCGCCGGGCCAGGCTGTCCTGCTCCGGCGGCGCGGCGAGCGCGCGGACCTCCGGGGTCTCGCCGCTCGGCTGCGCCGCGATCGCCGTCAGCGCGCAGTCGACGAGGTCGCCGGCCCGGTTCAGGGCGACGAGCCCTACCTGCTTGAGGTAGTCCGGCTTGGCGAGCGCGGCGAGCACCTCGCCCAGCACGCCGTTGTCGAGCAGGCACTGGCCGGCCCTCAGCGTGACCTGCCCGGGGTGGGCGCAGCCGCCGACCACGGATATCGGCGTGTACAGAGCCATGCCGGCGAACACGCTGAAGACTGCTGTGATTGCTCCCATGAACACGTTCTTCTTCATCTTTGTCATCCTGTTCTGGTTTACGTGGTTGTCTCTTGGTTGACCGTTACTACTGTCACGGACGGCTTGTCGTTGTCCTGCGGAGCGGTGCTTGGCTTGACCGTCGCGCCCATCTGCATTGCCGCCGTGTGGATCTGGATTGCGGTCGCTCCGTCGATCTTCGCCTTCTCCTTCCCGCTGTCCGACCAGCCCTGCGCGCCGATGTAGACGAGGAACGGCGTCATCATGACGAGGATCGCGTTGAGGTCGACGTTCCAGCCGAGGTACGCGGCGAACGATCCGCCGGCCGTGAACAACGCCACGAGGAACTTCTTGCTGAGCAGCAGGTCTTTCACGATTGGAGGGATTTGAGGCATGTCGTCACGATGCTCCGGTTGCGCTCGGAGCGTCAAGCGGATAACGTTCGCCTCGATGAGCGAAAACAACGACGTCAAGATCGTCAAGATGCTCGTGCGCGAGACGCCGGAGGACAAGGTCGAGTGCGCGTACGTGAGCGGCAACGGCCAGCTGGTGGTCGACCGGCACGCATCGGACGAGGAGCACCTGCGAGCCCCCGCGACGCGAGAGTCGCAGCCGCTGTACGACTGCCGGTTCTACTGGCGGGACATGTTCCCCGAGGCGTGGCTCGGGTGCCCCGGCAAGTTCACCGTGCGTCAGTCCATGGACCGCTCCGGGGCGGTCGTGGAGGTGTCGGTCGCGTTCGAGCCCGCGGCCGAGAACGCCTAGAGGAAGAATGGTACCGGGTCGGTTGGCGCGTAGCGGTCGGTAGGCGAGAGCTCGAAGTGCAGGTGGTTGGCGTCGTTGTCCTTCGGGTTGTTCCCGACGCGGCCGAGTGGGTTGCCGACCGCGACGATGTCGCCGACCTTGACCAGGAGGTCAGTCAGGTGCCGGCAGCACGTCCGCCAGCCGTTGCCATGGTCGATCCAGACGTTGTGCCCGGTCGGGCTGTCACTGGCCTCGGTGACCCGGCCCGCCGCGGCGGCGACCCTGGCGTGCCGTACGGCACGACCCACTTCGGGGAGCCGTCGGAGAGGCGCCCGGCGCACCCGCCGTCGCCGACGAAGTCGGGCTTGTCGCCGGGCATCCAGCGGTAGAACATGTCGATCCCGTCGTGGTCCGGCCTGTCGGTGGGGCGGAACTCGCTCGTGACCTCGGCGACCCGGCCGCCGGGCAGCTTGGGCAGCGGCGACGCCAGGAACGGCGCGGTGGCTGGCCGCATCGCCTCCTCGATCGACGCGATCGTCTTCGGCCCGGCCTTGCCGTCGACCACCAGGCCGGCGGTGCTCTCCTGCCAGTGCTTCACGAGCGCGGTGATGTGATCGACGGTGAGCTGCCCTGTGGTGATCTGCTTGGCGTTGTAGTCTGCGGCGCTGGTCATCGGACCTTCTCCTTTGAGGTATTTTCTATCCGCACGGACCCGATGTGGGATATGCTTGTCAAGCTACACGATCTCGATCCCAAGCACACACGCGTTTCCGACGAAGAATTACGGTGTACAATGTACACTAATCGTAGACGATCGTTGACTAACCGCATCGGATTCGTGTACGAAGCGTAAGCGGACCGCCAGCGAATCGCGTGAGACGTGTGAGGTCGACGAGCGCCTCGGAGGGCGATCCGACCCCGGCGACCCGACTGGCGGTGAAGTGTGGGGAGGAGCGCCCTCGGAGGCGGGCCGCGGCGGATCGCGGCGCCCGCGCCGGCGGATTTGACGGGCGGGTGCCGGGCGTGCCAGGATGCTGGCAGATGAGCATCTACGTAGAGGTGGACGGCGAGACCGTCATCGTCTCCGGGGACGGGATCGAGCAGGGCCGGCTCGCCTCCTCCCCGATCCCCGCCGAGGTCGTGCAGCGCCAGGTCGACGAGGCCCGGTCCCGGGCGCGCGCGGACCGGCCCGTCGGGACCGCGACGCTCACCCAGGTCGCCGGGAGGTTCGTCGAGCGGAGGCCGCCGAGGACCGTCGAGGCCGTGCTGTGGACCGGGGACAACTGGCCGGTCGTCGAGGGGTGGCTGCGCGGCCGGGTCGAGTCCGCGAAGCTCGACCCCGACGACGCGACCCAGGTGGTCGTGTGGGACGACGACGCCCGCATGCGGTGCCGCGCCGGCACCTGGCTCGTCCAGGGCGGCGGCGGTGAGGTGTCCACGTGTCCCGCCGACAGGTTCGCGAAGACGTACGCGCCGGCGCCGCCCGGGTCCCCGCCGCCGGTGCCCGGCGTCGTCGACGCGGCCGTCGCCCAGGTCGCGAGCGCGTTCGGCGGCCAGCGGGTGACCGCCGGCGACGTCGCGAGGGCGCGCGAGTTCTCGCCGCTCGACGAGCGCGACGTCCCGGCCGCGGAGAGGGCGTTCGGTGCCGGGCGCACCGCCGGGGCGCTCGCGGCGACGGACGCGCTGGAGCCGATGATCCGCGGGCTCGCCCGCGCCGCGGCGTTCCTCGAGCGCGCCGACGGGGAGTCGGCCCTCCTCGAGACCGACGGGTCTCCCATGTGGGACGACGCGTGCCGGACGGCGCTCGAGGAGGCCAAGCTGCGCGGGTTCTACCCGCCGGGCGCGTCGCTCGGCGTGCCCCTCACCAGGTCGTTCCTGGGAGAGCTCGTCGCCTGGCGCCGGTGGGCGCGCGGCGTCCTGAAGGAGCCGGAGTCGGCCGCGCTCCCCGACGAGCAGATCCGGCGGAAGCTTGCCGCGGTGATCGAGGCGCCGTCGGTCATCGAGGCCGTGCACGATGCAGCTGGGACCCCGGGAGTCCTGTACGCATCGTCGTCGGCGGTGTCGCTCGTCAGCGAGCGCTTGCGCGGGCTGGCGACCGGCGACCCGGTGGTCGAGGCGTGCGCGCGCGTCGGCTACGAGGTCTACCGTGCCGGGTTCGGCGACCCGACCAAGCCGGAGTGGGACTCGGCGCCGGACGACGAGAGGGAGACCGCCCGCGAGATGGTCGTCGCGGTGCTCTCCGGGTCGACCCCGGAGCAGGAGCACGCGAAGTGGTGCACCCGGAAGGACGGCGCGGGGTGGTCGTTCGGGGACGACTACGACGAGGAGCGCAAGCTGCACCCCAACATGGTCCCGTACGACGACCTCCCTGAGGAGCACCGAGCTCTCGACCAGCTGTTCGTCGCGGCGGTGGCGTCCGCCGCACGGGCGGTCGACGAGCTCGAGGAGGCGTACAGCGTCCCGGTGCTCAGGGTCCGCGGCGGCATCTCGCCGGAGCAGTTCGCGGAGTTCAAGCGCGACCGGGAGCGCCAGGTCGCCGCCGCGCCGATCGCGTGGAAGACGCCGATCGTCGACGCTCCGCCCGTCGTCCGCCGGCGCCCGAGCCCGTACACGCGCGCCGGGCTGACCGCGTTCGTCGACGAGCAGATCGACTCCATGCTCGAGAGGCCCGAGACCTGGGGATCGCTGCGGGAGGTGGAGCTCCAGGTCCTCCTGCTGCTCGAGGTCCGGGCGTTCGTCACCGCCGGGCAGGGCGGGGTCGACGCCGTCGCCGCGAGCTATCAGACCTTCGTCGCCGGAAAGCTCGGCGACACCGCTAGCGCAGAGGCGCTCGCGACGCAGCTCGACGACCTCGGTCGCGCCGGGGAGTTCCTCGGGCTCATGGGAGAGTTCGTCGTCGAGCGCCGCGGCGTGCTCGCCGGAACGAGAGCTGACGAGCCGTGACCGGGCTGGAGCTCTACTCGCACTCGCTGCTCGAGGACCAGCTGTGGTACGTCGCGCATCCGGTCCACCCGACCGACGAGGAGGTCGCGGCGTTTCGTGTTCGTCGGGACGAGGCTTACACCGCCGAGCGCGTTGCCGGTTGTCTGCTGTTCTCAGACAGGACCTTCATGGTGCCGAAGAATGACCACGAGGTCCGGGAGGCGATCGTTCGGGACAACATCGCCAACGCGAAGGTGTGGCTCGCGTGGCTGACCCGCGCGTTTCCGACGATCACGTTCATCGCACCGTGGATCGCTGCGCTCGACGGTGGCGGCGACAACGACCTCGATCCCGCGATGCGTGCCCGCGGTATCCGGGATTGCTGCCGGACCATCCGGCGGTGCTCCGGCATGGTCCACGTCGGAGGTCGCGTGTCATCCGGCATGACCGAAGAGGCGAAGGTCGCTGCTCAGGTCGTCGACTTGACGTTCTTCGGTCGGAGGCCGCCAGCCACTCTCGAGGTGAACCCGTGAAGGAAGAAGCGAAGACGAAGATGGTGGTCGTGACCGAGAATTCGGTCACGGTCGACGGCGTCGCTCTTGCGATGGTGACCGACGTGAAGATTGAGGTCGCGGCTCGCCAGGTGCCGCGCGTCCACATCACGATAGCGGCGCCCCGGGAGCGTGGTGGGGTCCACTTTACGGGAGACGCCTACGTTTCTCAGAGCACCGAGAAGAGGACACGCGACATCACCGACCAGCCACCACCGACCCACCAACCCAACCTCATCCCGGTCTGGGAGAACGTGGTCCACGACTTCAGGACCAGGTACCAGGACGCGGTCGACGGAGTCGACGACGATAACAAGGCGACGGCCTGGAACGTGCTGAATGACATGCGCGACCGCGACCGCGTCGGCCGCGAGCGGTACGGGACGCCGCTGACCGTCAACAACGGCCGCGACCAGCTGGTCGACGCGTACCAGGAGATGCTCGACGGATCGGTCTACCTGAAGGCGGCGTGGCTCGAGGGCGCCCAGGTGCGGGACCTCTACCACGCGCAGCTCGACCTCATCATGCAGGTCAGGAAGATCATCGACGCGCGCCCTCCGCGGCTCGCGGATGGCAGCGCCCTGGGAGCCGACGAGTGAGCGCCCTCGTTGACGCCGACATTCTGGCCGCGCTCGCCTCCGGCGCGATCGTCATCGACCCGTTCGACCGCGCATGCCTCGGGACCAACAGCTACGACGTCCACCTGGCGCCGACGCTGCGCGTGTACAAGTCGCTCGGCAAGGAGGTCGTGTGGAGGGAGGCGTGCGGGATGACGTGGCTCAAGGAGGTCCCGCTCGACGTCCGCGTGCCGCGCGAGACCGTCGACGTGGCGATCCCGGAGGACGGCCTGACCCTCGAGCCCGGCGAGCTCTACCTCGCGTCGACGGTTGAGCGCACGGAGTCCCTCTTCCACCTGCCGATGCTCAACGGCAGGTCGAGCCTCGGCCGCCTCGGCCTCAGCATCCACGTCACAGCGGGCACCGGGGACGTCGGGTTTCGTGGGCATTGGACGATGGAGCTGTTCGTCGTCAAGCGCCTCCGCGTCTACCCGAACATCCCGATCGGCCAGCTCCTGTGGTTCACCACGGAGAACGAGCCGCTGGTGCCGTACGGCAGCAAGCCATCGGCGAAGTACAGCGACGCCGGGGCGTTCCCTCAGGCGAGCAAGCTGCACGAGGAGCTCAGCGGTGGGTAACCTCGCCGGCCACCGCATGATCACGCTGTACGTCGCGCCCGACCTCTACGAGCAGGTGCGGTGCGCGGCGTACATCCTCGACGAGAACATCTACGAGTTCGTCGGGAAAGCGTTCGAGCACGCCATCAACACGAGGCTGGACAAGAGGAGGCGGAAGGTGGTCGAGGCGATGGCCAAGCAGAGCGTCGCGAATGGCGGGAAGCGCAGGTCGCGGCGCAACCCGGCGCTGTAGCCGGCGACCCGGACGTAGTAGGATCGAAGCCGCGGTGACCAACCATGCCCCGCAGGAGACGTGAACATGGCGATCAAGGTGGCAGGCGCCAAGAAGCGCAAGAAGAAGGGCATCCTGCGGAGGGCGGCCTCGAAGGTGGCGAAGCGGCTCAGGCGCGGGCGCCGTGGCAAGGCCGGGAAGAAGGCCGGGACCAGCGGCGGAGGCTGACGCCGCTGGCCGAGGCGACCAAGCTGCTCGGCGAGGTCGACGAGTACCTCGCCCCGGCCGGGATCATGGTCGGGCTCAGCGGCGGCAAGGACTCCCTGGTCACCCTCGACCTGTGCGTCCGCGAGTTCGGCGCCGACCGCGTGAGGGCGTTCCACATGTACCTGGTGCGCGGGCTCCGGTGCGTCGAGGACGGGCTCGTGCGCTGCGAGCGGCGCTACGGGATCAAGGTCGAGTACGTGCCTCACTGGATGCTGGGGCTGGCGTACAAGAACGCGACGTACATGCCGCACCGGAGCCGCGCCGACGGGTGGCGCGACACCAAGATGGCCGACATCGAGCAGGCGCTGCGCGCCAAGTTCGGCGTCACGTGGCTCGCGTACGGGCACCGGCAGAACGACTCGATCGAGCGCGTCGGCATGCTGAGCAGGAACGGCGGCCTGGACCAGACGGGCAGGCGCGTGTACCCGCTGCGGGCGTGGAACGAGGCCGCCGTGGTCGCCTACCTGCGCGCGCGGCGGATCCAGCTGCCGCCGAAGCTGACGATCCTCAAGCGGGCGATGACCGGCGTCTCATTCCAGGAAGACGTCCTCATCGCGATCCGCGACCACCACCCGGACGACTTCGCGCTCATCACCGAGAAGTTCCCGTACCTGCCTGCGAAGCTTGCTAGGTACGAGCTCAAGAAGAAGAGCTGGAAGCAGGAGACGTACACGGACAAATGGCGAACCTCGCTGAGGGGACGATGAAGAAGACAGCGACCACAGGCGGCAAGCTGCACCCGTCGCAGAAGTTCGTGCCGGGGCGGGTGCACCGCAGGCAGATCAAGAACGCGCCGTACAACCCGAGGCAGATCGACGAGCACGCTCGCAGGAAGCTGTTCAACAAGCTGAAGACGAGAGGTCTGCTGGCGTCGCTGACGTGGAACAAGCGCACAGGCAACCTCCTGTCCGGCCATCAGAGGCTGAGCATCCTGGACGATCTCAGCAAGACCGGAGACGACTACACGTTGGACATGGACGTGGTCGACCTGAGCGAGAAGGAGGAGAAGGAGGAGAACGTGTTCTTCAACAACCCGAGCGCGCAGGGCACGTTCGAGGTCGACAAGCTCGGGACGATGATCGCCAACGACGAGATCGACTACCGCAAGGCGGGGTTCGACGACATGGACCTGCAGATGACGTTCGAGGGCACCGAGTACGCGGTCACGATGTTCGACGAAGACAGCGCGCCGAGCTCCGTGCAGGACGACCTCGACCAGCTAGAAGAGATCCAGCGGATGAAGCGGGAGCGCAAGGCTCACCGCGAGCGCGACCGGGAGGCCAACGATCCCGAGTTCTACTCGGTGGTCGTGTTCCCTAACCGCGAGGCGCAGGGCAGGTTCATGGAGCGGGTCGGCATGTCGCGCAACGACCGCTACGTGGACGGCGTGCGGCTGCACACGTCGCTGGAGGCGACCAAGGCGAGGACGAAGAGCTACGACGGGGAGATGTTCGAGGAGATGTCGTTCTGGCTCGCCAGCGACCAGAAGAAGGTGGTCGACGACGAGTTGACCCGGATAGCTGCGCTCATGAGTGGCAAGAACCTCAGGGGAAGGGCGCTCGAGGCGATGGCCGTGATATCGTCGCAGACGCCGACCAACAACATCACCGGGGACGAGCCCGAGAAGCCGGCGCCGGCCTTCAAGCCGAGGAAGCGGAAGAAGAGGAGGACGGATGCCTGA